ATTGGAGCAGTTCCTGCAATTATTACAGATGCAGAAGTGGCAAACTATCATAGAGCAGAAATACAAAATTCTTTTAAAGGTAGTAAGATGATTACTTTTGTAAATGGTATTCCAAGCGATGATGAAATGAAAGCTACTGAACGCAAGTTAAAGAGCAAATTCACATCAACAGATAGCGCAGGTTCAATAGTTGTAGACTTTGCAGATGATAAGGATAGGGTAGCAATAATAAACGATTTAAGCGCAGGAGATTTTGCAGATAAATACACAGCATTAAACGATACAATACAACAAGAAATATTTGTAGGACATAAGGTTACTTCACCAATGATATTTGGTGTAAGAGTAGCAGGGCAATTAGGTGGAAGAGCAGAAATGATTGATGCCTTTAATTTATTTACCAATACATACGTAGCACCAAGACAAGAAGTTCAAGAACAAATATTTAATATTTTCGCACCAGTAAAAGGTAAGTTAAGAATTAAACAACTTGAACCTATTATGCCAAGTTTCACAGAGCAAACACTAACACAAATTTTAACTAAAGACGAGTTACGTGAAATCATAGGCAGAAAACCATTAGAGCCAACACAAGTAGTACAAGCAACACAACCAACACAAGCAAAGTTTAGTAAGCAAGTAAAGGATTTAATAGACTTTGAAACATTTAGTAAGTATGGCGAAAGTGTAGAAAACTTTGAACTTGTAAAAACTAAAAAAGTAATGTTTGGCAAAGAAGATTTTATATCTAAAATTGAACAAGGAATATTAGATTTAATTAAAAAAACACCAGATATAAAAGTTGATGCATTAGCAGAAATATTAAAGTTGGATATATCAAAAGTAAACGATGCAATTGAAACATTAATCGGACAAGGATTAATTGACAAAAATTTACAGATAACTACTAAAGGAGAAAACAAAAACGTACCAAGTTTTAGCGAGTTGTTTATCCGTTACAAATATGCTTTGCGAAGCGATGCACCTGCTTTAGTTAGTGGTGGTGAAAGTAGAGATTTTTGTTCAGCAATGATGGCTAATCCTCGTTATTTTAGTCGTGAGGATATAGACAATATTAGTAATGATTTAGGGCAAGTTTATGACATACCTAACTACGATGCTTTTAGGCGTAGAGGTGGTTTTTACCATGACCCAATTCAAGATGTAAATTTACCATACTGCAGACACGTATTTGTTCAAGAATTAGTAAAAAGAAAATGAAATATGTCTACATTGTAATTATTTTTATGTATATTTGTGTAATGAAAACACATACAGTATATGCATTAATAAATCCTATAAATGGTAATCCATTTTATGTAGGAGAAACAACAGATTTATATAATAGAATATCTAAACATTTAGGATGCAAGGATAAACATAATTCTGAAAAAAATAATTTTATAAAAAGTCTTTTAGATAAAGATATTAAACCAAATATTGAAATACTTGAATATAATATTGAATCAAAAGAAATTTCAGAAAAAATAGAATCTGAATTTATTTTAAAATATAAATTAAAAGGTTTTGTTTTATTTAATAAAAACAATGGAGGTAATAAACCACCATTACAAATAGCAAATAGAACAAAAGAACAAAAAGAAAATGCGGTTAAATGTTCACCACAAAGAAAAACAGTTTTACAATATACTAAAAATATGGAATTTGTAAAAGAATTTATAGGGGTAAGAGAGGCTTGTAGAGAAACTAATATTGACCACAGAAGTATATCACAAGTAGCAAGTGGTTCTACTACAAGAAAAACAGCAGGTGGTTTTAAATGGATATATAAATAATATGGCAGCACAAGTTTTATTTTTAAGCGAACAAACATTAAAACAAAGGTCTGTTTTACAGGATAATGTTGATATGAAGATTGTAACTCCAACTATTATTGAAGTTCAAGAATTTTATATATTACCTATTTTAGGAACAAGTTTATACAATGAATTAAAAACACAAATTGCAGCATCAACAGTAAGTGTAGCAAATAAGAATTTAATTGATAACTACATAACGAGTACAATGATTTGGTACATGCAAGTTGAATTGCCATTAGCAATGAACTATAAATATTTTAATAAATCGGTTGGTGTTCAAAGTGCTGATAATATTCAACCTGCAAGTATGCAAGAGATTCGTGATATAATGGATGAAGCACGTAACAAGGCACAAGTATATGCTGAAAGATTGACTAAATTCTTATTAGCGCACACAACTACCTACCCTCTTTACTTAACGCAAACTGGCGTAGGTATAGATACTATATTCCCACAAAGAACTAACTATAATAGTGGAATGTTGATTGATGGAGATGGTTGTTGCGGTGGAAGATATAACTTTCAGGGAATAAAAATTGAACCAAGAGAACTAACCAAACCTTGTACATATTGTTAAATGAAAACAAAAATAAAGAACGAACAAAAGTTACAAAAATTCATAAAAGAAAATGCAATTCTTCACACTAAATCAGATAGTCAACCTATTCGAAACGATAAGCCTAAATCATGCTCAGATAAACGGTTTTTTCTTCGGTAGTCAAGATGATATTTCTGCAAGTCAGCAAGAATATTATCCGTTATTGTGGGTTGATGTTATTGAAAGTAATATTGATATAAATACAACCAATATTGTAATGAATTGCAAAATAATGGATGTGGCGAAAGATGACCAGTCGAATGAGAAGGATTCATTAAGTGATTGTTTGAGTATAGCGCAAGATGTATATGCTTATTTGAATAATCCAATATATCAAGATTACTATATACTTGATTTATCAACTAATTTAACACCGATTAGAGAAGGAATGGCAGACAAGGTGAATGGATTTCAAATGGATTTAACTTTCCATCTAATACAAGAAAGAAACAGGTGTCAAATACCTTTAAAATAAATAAAATTAAACAAATAAAAAAATGACAGATTTAGGAAAAATAATTGGTTCAGGTGGTTGCGAATTTATCGCAGCAGCAAGTGCAAAAACAAGTAAAGCATATACTGGAATTGTAATCAATACAGATGCAATAATTAGTGTATTACAGATGAATGGAGTTGATGTATTAACAACAAAAGCATTCAATGGTGCAACAGTATCAGCAGGAATGTATATTCCAGCAGCAGCAGGAACTTATATCACTGCAATAACTTTAACAAGTGGAACTGCAATCGGTTATAACAATCAATAATTATGTTAGGAATTAGCACAACCAACGCACGTGTAGGTGGATTTAGAAGTAAAGGTTTAGATGCAAATGCAGCAGCATTTATAGCAGCAGCAGGAATAACTGACACAACTCAAAAATCAGCTATAAATCGATTAGTAAAAAATTATAAAGGTATTGGAGATTTAAATTCAACTATTGATTTTTGGACTAATTCTATTGCTATTTATCCTTATGTTGGAGGCACAGCAACTTCGCATAAATTTAATTTACGTAATCCATTAGATACTGATGCCGCTTTTAGAATTGTATGGAGTGGAGGTGTAACGCATAATGCAAATGGAATTACTGGAAATGGCACAAATGGATTTGGAGATACGTTTATAGTTCCAAGTGTAAATATGTCTATAAATGGAATTGGGGCAACTTCTTACGATAGAACCAATACTGTTGGCTTAGGGCGATATACTTTTGGCGCTTTTCAGACAGGGATTGTAATGTGGCACTCGTACGCAGATACTCAATTTGGATATTTAGGCTCTTTGGCTAATGTATCTTTTAATGATAGTGCTACACCAAAAGGCTTTAAGAGCTTACAAAGAACTGCATCAAATGTTTTAAAAGGTTTTTCAAATGGGGTACAAGTTGGAACAACAGTTGCAACAACAATTACAAATTTGCCAACTAATAAAATACAGATACTAGCAGCAAATGGGCTTGCTTTTTATTCTGACCATAATTTAGGTTTTAATTCATTTGGAATCGGAATGAGCGATGCAAATGCCCTTATTCAATATAATTTTATTCAAGCATTCCAAACAGATTTAGGGAGACAAGTATAATGAAAGTAGGATTATTAAAAATAGAACAAAAAAACAGCTTGCTAAATAAAGAATTTAGCGAAGATTCATTTTTTAACCCTATTCAAGATATAAATGGAAAATGGATAATATCAGTTCAAGAAATTAATCAAGCAAATGAACTATTTGCATGGGTAAAAGATTTGCCATTAATTGATTATTTACCAATAGAAACAACAATAAAATGAACAAAAACATATTACTAATAATAGACAACGGATTTGCATGGGCAGGAGTATTAACTGCAATAGCAATATCTGTACTACCAATACTTCAAGTAATTGCAGGAACAGCAGCATTAGTTTTTTCAGTTTTATCGATAGCTAAAATTTTAAAGAATTGGCATGAAAATTAAGGAAAATTGGCAAAGTCACACTTCAACTATTATCGGTGGCATAGTGGCAATAGCTACTGCATGGTCAACTATTGATATGAGTACATTTGATATTACTAAGGATTGGAATAAGTTAATTATACCTGCTATAATAGCTTTGGGTGGATATTTGACAAAAATAAATCATGAAAATAACGAAAGCAAGTAATAACCTAATTGAATTAATTAAAAAGTTTGAAGGATTTAGCAAAATACCTTATTTATGTCCAGCAAATGTTGCAACGATTGGTTTCGGTTCTTGTCGTTATGCCAATGGCGTAAAAGTTACCTTAAAAGATAACCCAATAACCGAATTACAAGCTATTGAGTTACTAAAAGATACTTTAAAACAATACGAATTAGCAGTTGATAGTTATTGTAGAGATGATATAAACCAAAACCAATTCGATGCATTAGTTGACTTTGCTTATAACTGTGGAAATGCTAATTTAAAAAGTAGTACATTGCTAAAAAAAGTAAACGCAAATCCAAATGACATAACCATTGGTTTGGAATTTGCAAAGTGGACACTTGCTAATGGTAAAATATTGAATGGATTGGTCAAAAGAAGAGCAGCAGAAAGCGAATTATACTTTAGATAGTGTAGAACTCGAGAGAGCAAAAATAGTCGCTATAATCGAAGCTAAATATAAGCAGAAATTAATAGATGCCAAAAGAGAATACAACCTTAAAAACAAACGCAAGTAAAATGTTTTTTATATTTAACTAATTTTACCAATAATGTTAAACCAATTAAACAAAATGAAATCAATTTATTCAATTCTAATAGCTTTTTTTTACTGCTTAATATGTAGTTGTTATACCAAGCATAGAGCAATTGAAAAGTTTTGCTCAAAAGATACAGCCAGTATAATGGTAACCATTCACGATACTATTTTAATTGATAGCATTCAAGTTGATACAGTTTTCAATGATAATGTTGATTCGGTTTATATTACAAAAGATAAATTAGAAATAGTTTATGTAAAGAAATTCGGCAAAGTTTATATTGAAGGAAAGTGCAAAGGTGATACTATTTACTACGAGAAAAAAGTATTGATTGAAGTACCGGTAGACTGCCCTAAGTTAAGTTGGTATAAACAACTGGGTGCTGATTATTGGTTTATACTTCCATTAATAATCTTGATCCTATTTATTTTAAGTTACATTCGCAAAATAATGAACAATGCATAATGAAAGACTACAAAATAGCATACGAATTTAATGGTCGTAAAATGTACACAATAGTACGTGCAAGAAATGTTGAAGATGCTAAAAAGCAAATCAATGATAGACTTAATTTCATTGAGGTTAAGGATATAACACCACCTGATGTAACAGTTGATATTTTAAAGAACTTATTTAATATGAAATAATATGAAAATGCGACCAAGAATAACACAACAAGAGTACGATAATATCAAGAAAACAAGAATTGAAAATAATCAGAAAAGAGTGTTAGTTATTGGGGACTTACATGAGCCTTTTTGCTTAGATGGATATTATGATTTCTGCAAAGATATTTACACTAAATATAAATGTACTGATATAGTATTTATAGGCGATATTGTAGATAATCATTTTTCAAGTTACCATGAAACTATTCCTGATTCAATAGGTGGCGGAGATGAATTAGAGTTTGCAATTAGCAAACTAAAGAAATGGCACGATTACTTTCCTAATGCTACTGTGATAATAGGAAACCATGATAGGTTAATAATGCGCAAGGCACAAACTGGTGGCATATCAAGTAAATGGATAAGAGATTATAAAGATGTTCTTGAAGTACCAAGTTGGAATTTTGTTGATAGACATATTATTGATGGAGTTCAATACCTACATGGTGAGGGTGGCACAGCAAAGATTAAATGCAAAAGTGATATGATGAGTACAGTGCAAGGTCATTTACACACACAGGCATACACAGAATGGTTTGTAGGTGCTAATTTTAAAGTATTCGGAATGCAGGTAGGTTGTGGAATCAATCACAAACATATTGCATTTAGTTATGCTAAATATGGAAAAAAACCTGCGATAGGTTGTGGTGTTATTATTAATGGCACAACTGCAATTAACGAGTTAATGGAACTATGATACCAAGCGAATTTCAAATATTAGGGCAAAAGATAGAAGTTATATTTGATGACCTTTATTGCCATAAAAATAAGTGCTATGGTATGTATAATTCTTTACAAAACAAAAT